AGGTCATCGAAGAGGACTGATGGCGGCCACTCTCCCGCACACGCCCGAGGAGTGGGACACCTATCTCGAGCAGCTTGATGAGGAGGATCTCCGTGAGATCTACGAGCACGAACTCGAGCTGGAGCGCCGTCTAGCTACATACGGTCCTCAGAACGACGACGAGCTTCACGAGTGGATCAAGCACGAGCTGGGGCTCGACATCCCTCGCACAGCCGTCTGTGAGGAGCACGACCCGCCCTTCCAGTTCGTCGCCGACATCTATTTCGAGCGGGTCGACGCCGTTCTCCTCATGGCCAACCGAGGCGGCGGCAAGACCTTCCTCGTGGCCGTCATCCACTGGATCAACAGCCGCTTCAAGCCGGGCATCGAGTCGATCACCTTCGGCGCCGTCGAGAACCAGTCGAAGCGTGCCTACAGCCACCTCAAGAAGTGGATCTACGACAAGAACGGCAACCGCAAGCCTGAGATCGTCTCCTCGCTCCAGTCGGAGACGAACTTCCGCAACACGTCGAAGATCGAGGTGCTGGGCTCCACGCCGGAGCAGGTCAACGGGCCACACCCGAACGTCAGCCACGCCGATGAGGTCGAGCTGATGCGGAGCGACACGTGGAAGGAGTCCCGCAATATGACGGTCGCGGGCACGACCACGGATGGCCGCGAGATCGTTCCGCAGGATATTGCTACAAGCACTCGTAAGGGTCCCTCGGGCCGCATGCAGGAACTCATCGACGAGATCGATGAGGCGATCACCCAGGGCTATCAGCCGCCCCGCAAGCTCCTCAAGTGGTGCATCAAGGAGACCGCTCAGGAGCGCCCCGACTGCCGCCGTGCAGATCCCGATGCCCGCAAGGCCCGGCTCAAGGAGCTTGGCCGCGATCCTTGCGAGCTGTGTACCTGTAACGAGGTGCGCAAGGGTGAGTGGGATGACGGCAGCGCCCGCACGCTCGATGCAGTCTGCGACGGCGACTTCTTCCGCAGCCGTGGGTGGCAGCCGCCGGTCGAGATCGTGAAGCAGTTCCGCGAGAACGATCGCGACACCTTCGAGGTCCAGCAGCTCTGCCTCAAGCCGGAGATGCGGTTCCACTACCTGCACGACTGGCGCGACGCTCACCACGTCATTCGCAACTTCATCCCCGACGCCGAGAACGGGCCGATCTTCCAGTCGGTCGACTGGGGCGGCACGAACCCCCACGCCGTCAACTGGTACCAACTGCTGACTGTAGATGTTGAGTGTGACGGTTACACGATGCTCCACGACGGGACCCATCCCAAGGTCCGCGTCAAGGAGGGCACGATCGTCTGCTTCGACGAGATCTACAAGGCCGAGATCGGCAACGACAAGCTCGGCGACATGGTGATCGCTCGAGAGGCACGCTGGGCGGTGCTCTCGCCTGGCTTCCGCATCTCGGCCCGCTTCGCAGATCCCCAGGGCAAGGCCGCCCGCATGGACTGGCGCGAGAAGGGGCTCAAGACGGAGTGGCACTCCACGCGCGAGTTCGACGAGCACATCAAGTCCATCCGTAGCTACATGGATGACGATCTGCTTCGCACCGATGCCCGCTGCGAGATGTGGCTCAAGGAGCGCAAGGACTGGCGTAAGCACGAAGAGACGCTCAAGCAGATCGACGAGTTCAACCACTGCATGTCCAACTTCCGCTACGCCGTCGAGAACATCAAGAAGATGCGACGGCGCTTCAACCGCTCCCAGAACCGTCCGGCCGCAGGACCGCCCCGTCGCCGGGCTCCCGGAGTACGCGTGACCGTCACCAGGACAGATCGCCAGGGTCCGATAGGGTCCCGCGATGGAGATCAGATGTCCGACTGGCGCAAGTCCCTGGGTGAACCGATCATGAGGAACTACTAGATATGCCTACAGTCCCGACTGTGAAGCGCCAGCGACCGACCCGCAACAACGGTCGGCGAGGGAACGTTCCTGTAGGTGATGTCACCCCAGAGGAACTCTCCGCGATCCAGGCGTCAATCACGGGCAAGGAGCAGGCGCCGTCGACTCGCCAGCAGGCGGGCGCCAATGTCAACTGGGCTCGAGTCCGCGACCAGCTCGGGGATCCCTTCGATGTCGAGCGCATCCCGCTCTCGCGCCTGCGCCTCATGCGCCGCGACCCGATGCTCGCCTTCGGCCTCAGCTTCATCCGCACGCCGTTCGCCCGTGCGAAGTGGTTCATCGACGCCAAGGACAACAACGGCCCGAACGCCGAGGTGGCCGCGAACGTCGACTGGGCTCTGCGCCGGATCTACGCGAGCTACGTCTTCCAGTTCATGCGGATCCTGGACTTCGGCTTCTCCGGCATGGCCAAGCGCTACGAGGCGCGGCAGCCGTCCGGCACGTTTATCACGACCGACGACAGCGGCAACCAGACCGAGAGCCCGCTGTGGTCGCAGGGCAACGTGCAGCCGATCATGTGGAAGCCGTTCGTGGCGCTCGCGCCCGAGGTCATCGAGCCGATCTTCACCGGCAGCGGCGACTTCAACGGCATCCTCTACAACCAGCAGAACGCACCGGCCGCAATCGGCGCCGTGCAGCAGGGCGATCAGGCCACCTTCAAGATCGACGTGTACCACGCGCTGTGGGCCACGCACGAGAAGGAGTCGAACGACGGCAACATCTTCGGCTACCCGCGCCTGGGCTACGCCTTCCGCTACTGGTGGAGCTACTGGTTCCGCTGGGCCATCGCCGACCGTGCCTTCGAGAAGAAGTCGGATCCTGGGCTTGTCGTCCGCCACCCGGACACCGAGGTGGATCTCGGCGACGGCACGGTCATTTCGGCGCGCGAGTATGCGCTCGACATGGGCGAGCGGATGCGGGCCGGGTCGACGATCTCCCTGCCGTCCGAGGTCTACATGGGGGAGATGGATGGCAAGCCGTCCGGCATTCGCCTCTGGGACATCGAGACGATCAAGGACGCGATTGACTTCAACCCGTTCGACAAGAGCTTCGACTACCTGGATGTAGCCAAGCTCCGTTCCCTGTGGATTCCCGAGCAGGCGTTCCTCGAAGGCAAGGGCGGCACCTCGAGCCGTAACGTCGCGAAGGAGATGGGCGAGAGCTTCACCGAGTCGCAGGCCGTGCTCGGCGCGCAGCTCGTCGAGAGCATCAACCGCTGGATGATCCCGCAGTTCCTCGCCACCAATTTCCCCGAGTTCCTCACGAACGGTGGCGCGGCCAACATCGTCATGCAGGGCTTCGCCGATCAGGATGTCGACGCCCGCAACTCGATCATCCAGCTCATCGGTCAGCAGGACTTCGGCGCCCGCGAGCTGATGAAGTTCACCGATCTCCAGAAGGTTCTCGAGGACGCCGGGATCCCGATCCTGCCCTTCAAGGACCAGCAGGCGCGCGAGGCGAAGATCCAGGCCGAGCAGCAGGCGGCTCTCGGCCCGCCCGAGGCCATCGCTCCCGTGCCCGGCGCCTCTGCCGGTGCCGGACAGGTCGGCGTGCAGCCCAGCTCCACCGGCTTCAATGCCTACGTACAGCCACGGGAGATCATCTACCTCTCGGATTCGACCACGGCGTTCCTCGAGAAGCTGCCCAGCGCGGTTCAGTACGAGGATCCCCAGGTGCGCCGCGCTGCCCGCGAGCTGTGGCAGGAGTGGCGCTCGATGTACGACGAGGAGTACAAGTCCTTCGCCGAGTTCCTCAGCGAGCAGGACACGATCGAGCTGGCCGACGTGAGCGAGGACATCCGGCGCCTTGCCCGCAGGATCGTCAAGGCGTGGGAGACCAACACGGACAAGCTCGGCCGAGTCCTGGACAGGACTACGGGCATCTACAAGCGCGTCATGGACCGTGCCGCCAAGGTCGAGACCAAGCGCTCGAAGGTCAAGGCCGAGCCCGAGGATGCCCGGCTCGACGATTGGATCAAGACCCATGCCGCTGAGTTCGTCTCCAACGTGTCCTTCACGACGCGCGAAGAGCTGACCGACTTCCTGGCGAACAGGATCAGCGAGGGCGTCACGGATGCCAAGACGCTCGCCGACGACGTGCGGTCGCACTTCGAGGAGTTCCCCGATTG